AGTAGTGTTCTCCCATTGATAACCTGTAAAACATCTTCAATCTTTCGAAAATATAATAATGGATTAAACCAAAATTTGTGCATTTATTTTTTTAAAAAAACCTAACAGACCAAATTGTTTTGTAAAATAGACAATATTGTGCAAGATTATCGGACTCCCTACTATTTACAATACCATTTTTTTTGTCATTTTTTATTTTTTTATTGTAGAATTCTATAATACTCCTACTCTAAATTCTTTTACAAATATAACAATCAAAACTATATTAACTCATTTCAAACTGATTTATATCTTATTATAATTATAAAGCCACATATATTACTTAGACACACCACACAAATACTAGATAGATTGTAATTAAAAATAGATAAGCTTGAACCAACTCACACAGTAGTCCCATGTGAGTTGATAAATTCCATGAAATGAGTAATTGCATCCTCATTCCTAACCTCTCTGCCAGTTGTCCCAACATTCATCTTGAATGAATCATACATTGATTTTATCTGTTCAACACCAAGCAGCTTTATAACATCTGTTATAGTGTGCTTGGTCAAGTTGTTCCTTCTGTTGATTTTTGCAACTAATGAACTAACAATGTCAGAATTGGTCATCGAATCAGGGATATTTAGCACTTTCCTACATTCGAGTCTGACAATTGTTAAAGCAATAGTTTCAATTGGAAACACATCATAGAGAAACTCATAACCTGGCACAACCATCCAATAGTATGGATTGTCTGGTTGCAATCTCATCTGGCCTGCAAGCTTGTTAATATATGATTGATTTGGAGACTTTGGTTCATTGATTTTGATTGCAACAACTGAATTTTTCTCCCAATCATATACTTCTTGGATAGTATGTCTTAAGATTTGGAAAGACATAATAGCACAGGCTCTATTGAATGAAACTGCATTCACCACACTTGTGGCTTGTAGCTCATTACACACAAACAATGAGTAGTTCGTTGCTATCTTAACTTCAACCATCCCAGACTTGATGACTTCTTTCTTTAGTTCTTGACTATTAGATAGATAGGCAGCACAGATATCAACACTACCAACACCCACATATTTTGTAATATCAAAGTCACTGTCGCCTGGAGCAGATCCAATAAAGGCTGTGCTGGGGAAAACTGTGGGTACCATACCAGCAGAGTTTGTTGATGACAGTGCCACTCCATCTTTAACATTCGTAAATTGGAGTGTTTTCAGTGCCATCTTCTTCCCAAACTTGACAGTATCTACAGGGACACCATCTACTTTGGTGAAACTAGAAGATGATCCATCCCCACCTTTCTTAGGTTTTTGGTTGAAGTTCTTCGGCATCTTGAATGTACTTTTAGAATATTTACCAAATATGTCTTTTTCTTGCAAAGTAGATGTTTTCTAATTAGTATCAATGGGAGTTCACTACT